CCGCTTTACAATTGCTAACCCTGCCAGCCTGAGTTACCCATTATATATCAGAAATCCTGACGGAAATCTGGCCGTCTTTGGAGAAGGAGTAGACCAGTTTTACCAGTTGTGTGATTCTCCTGTTGAATTATCCTTAGCTTTAACCGTAGAACCTACTGCTTGCGTAGAGTATGGCTCACGCTGGCTGGGTGTGACTAGCCTTGGAGCCGTACCTGAAAAAGAAACTATAGAAATCCCTCCAGGAGACGACTGGTCATTCCCGTACGCACCTATGCTACCATTAAGCAATGTATCTACGTATACCAGGCTGACTGGTGACGTAACGCTACTTGATGGATATAATTTTAGTGTAGCCACCGGTAGTGGTGCAGTAGCTCTTAATATCGCACTAGGAGAAGGCTTAAGAATGGACTGTACTACCGGTTTTTTACAGCCAGAATATCTAGACTGCGGGCAACTAGTTTCCTATATCAACGGCAGCGCACCAGATCCTGATGATAGAACTTTTACGTTGACGCCGTCTGCAGATATCGTTATAACTGCAGGTAATCTGTTAGATTCTTTTGTGGACAATTTTAGCGAACTATCTAATCAGCATACACTGTTTTTTGGGTTAGCGCAAAAGGCCACAGATCTATGCCGCCCAATATATCTATTCTAAATTAGCATATGACAAATAATCAAAATAAACGGTTAGTCTTGGCCGGATCCGCCCAGGTAGCTATGTTGATAAAAGGAAATCCCTCACTAGCCCACTATGTACCAAAACTGGGTCCGCTATTAAATCAACAGCAAATTCAAAACCCATATTCTAAAGGTTGTGGTTGCAAAAGAAATAATTCTGCGCCAACAAACCCGCCACCGAGCACAGCCAACGTAGAGAATATTCTGTCTTCTTTAACTAGCGACGACTTTTTAAAAATTAAAAATGTTTTAGGTTTAACTGAATTGTGCTATTATACTAGAAACAACCCTACAGGTAGTCTTGATTTAATTTGCATCTAACATGCTAGACCCAGAAGCCATATCGCAGTATTTTGTACCCACTACAACAGGAGATAGTGTAGAGATAAGCAAAACTATTTCTGAAAATGCAGAAAGACTGGAAATTTCAGAAATTAGAGCAAGAACATCTCAGGCTAAAGAGCCGTGGTACACATCACCATCATTTGGAATAGACGGCACTCCAGGAATACCGTTCGAAAGAGGAATTCCTAACCCTAATGTATTTTCTCAAGGAGAAGACATTGTTTTTGATCTGCTCTTGGTGCACGACGGCAAAAAAGTTACTAGCGAAGATTTTCAGATAAACGTAATTGTAAAAACAAATCCAAGGGCAGTTGGAGTAATTTACGCTGCAGAGTTGGACAAAGGCATAGACCCGTGGCCCAACACTCCAGGATACTTTGAGTTGTGGATTCCCTCTAGTGTTACGGCAGGTATGATGCCAGGCACATACATTCTGGCCGTACAGATAGCAGAGCGTGTAGGTCAGGGTGCTGGCAAGTATGACCGTAAACACATCGCTCTTCAGCACTACTTTAATATCGAGTATAGCAATTTTTCTACGACTGTAGAAAATTCCTCAAACATAATGCGCGGAAATGTTGAACACACCTGGCCCAACGGACCATCGACGGTAGTCAATGCGTAGTGTATTTTTTACTCTTTTTGTGGTATAATAATTTGCATGGGATATTTTACCCATGAAACCGAAATGTTTTTGTGGCTTAAAACAAACTAGGGATAATCTGGCGTGCGGCGAAAAGCCACTCGCAGGGGCGTAAAATATGTATAACCCATATTTTACGGCTGGATTATTTTTCTATAGGACACGCTTATAGAATGTATCAGGTTGCGCAGATGCATGTAACATCAACCCCTCAACCACTCTTTATCAGTATGACCCAACATATACCAAACATCGAAAAGCTCTCTGTAGAAGAGCTAGAAACCCTACACAAAAATCTGTTGAAGTTCATTGACACAAAAAAACAAATCAAGGAACGCATCAGGTTTACACAATACAAAGCACGAAAGGATGTGCATCCAGCAACAAAGTTATGATCATTAAATATTTTTTAGCTTTTGCAGTAGTGAGTGCTTCAGTTTTTCTAGGAGCGCACATTGAAAACATACAATGGCATAAAAGATTAATTGAGTCTGACATGGCGGAATATCACTCTAAGACAGGAGAGTGGCGCCTAAGAACGATCACAGAGATAGTGGATGCCGGATTAATTCTAGGTAAAGGAACACCAATAAAAGTTGGTGAAAAGAATTAAAATCTGGTATAATATATTGAGAATGATTTAGCCTTTTTGGGGGTGAACCGGTTTCGACTAGGTATGAGCCCTTATAGACGCATGTAGAGGAAGCCTGATGGCCTCTTAAAAATCAGGCAAAATTAAATGCCGAGTCTAATTTTGACTTCGCCCCTTCGGTAGCAGAAGCAGACGCATTCCTCAAGGCCAGTGGCTTTGTGGACGCTGAGCTCCTCGCTGCATAAGGTACAGACTGGATGCTATTAAAAGTCTGTAAATGTTAGTAGCTGGTGCTTGAAGAAAAGAATTGCCGCTCAAGCAGAACAATAACAATTCAAAAGAGATTATGCAGTTTGACTGTTGACGGTATAATCTCTTATAAAAAACAGTACAAGCATGTAGTGTCTGTAAGATAAGTATTTAGGACAGGGGTTCGACTCCCCTCACCTCCACCAATGTTGGGTAAAAGAAACTGATCTGCACGCAAGAACAGCGGGGTGTTGTTCTGGCGGGGTTTATTCTGGCGTTCTACTGGAGTCGCAATCAGTATAGAACTGACTGACCGAGCAGTCACAAAACACTCTCGGACCTTTTCTTGTGTTGGTTAAATCCCCCCTGGCGACCTAATTTGTGAGGCGCCAGGGGGGTACTTTAACCGGCATCTTTTTCTTTAGCTATCGGCCACAATGGTTACACCGTGGCAAGTCAATTGAATCATTGTGATTAATTGCCTTACATATTTTTCATTTATAAATGGTATGCCTATGCCGTGGTTCAAAAACATTTTTCTAATTCCTTTTGTAAACAGATAGCAAGACATGAAATATTTGTCTTCCATTTCAAAAGGCAGCACATGGTCACCATAGTACACCATACCGCACCACACAAAGTCATCATCGCCCCTTTTTTTAATCTCTAGAATATCTAGTGTAAAATTAGTGAGCTGCTCTTCCTCATTTTTCTTAAGCATGAAGTATGCTTTATCTCTTTTAATATAGGTCTTACCCTGTACATGAAATTGCTGCTCTCTGCTTTTCATCCAATAGCTCATAAGTTCTTGCCCGCTATTTTTTTCTAGCTCTTGAACCTGGCTGTGATTGAGTAGCGTCACAAAATTTCTAAGATCATCATTTCCTTGCTTGCCTATCAACAACTCTAGAATGTCCTGGCTAAACTTTGTGAAAGTTGCCTCACTCCATATCTTGATTAACTGGGTAGTATCTAGCATCTCAGACAAGCGAACAGTAGCCTTATTCCAGTAGTCATTTTTATAGTTCCAGGTATTGCCAGTCTTTACCTTCAGCTCATTTACATCTTTCACAATCTCATGCCCCGCCTGGCCATACCAGCCATACTCTCCATTTACGAATATCGGTTCTTTTTGAGTCAGATCTCCAACCCTAGACAACTCTAGAGAACATATATGCTTTGGAGAGCAAAAAGAAGGGATCAGCAGCTTCTTGTTGTATTTATATTTGGCTTCAAGCTGGAGATTTGGAAATGCCCTCAAAGCCCGATCGTTAAGATAGCCTATCTTGTTATCTATCAGCGCAGGCATACCCAGGTCTTCCAAAACTTCTCTAAAATACATTATCTTGTCGTTGTGTCTGGCTCTTGCGGTTTTTGCCTCCTGCACACAAAGCAACCATAATGATTGGTATTGCATGATCTCCTTTTGGTCCTTAAAAAGCATCTTTTCAGCATGCTCCGAATATGGTAAGCTGAAGTCAAAACAATCAGAAAAATCCCTGCAGATAATCCCATACAACCTTCTCCAATCTTCAATAGGGAAAAAATCGAATATGTTCCCTATAAAGTCTTTATCTTTTGCGCGAGCGTACCATCCATATATTGGCAACCGTGTAAACTCATAGTCCGAAGTACTCATACCAAGCTTCGAAACTATACTAGGTAAATTAATTTTAGAATTGAAAGAATTTAATCTCATCCGTATAATATAAGTAATTATGAAAATTGCATTTGACCAACAGAGTGACTACTCCGGTAAAGAACTATTTAGCATGTTTAAAGCTATAGATTTGCCTGAGTACGTTAAGACTGCTTCAGTAGAAGATTCCTACGAACTTAGCCAGCTCGAAAAAACTGCTTTTGCTGATCCTGATAGAGGCATATATCCTATTAATTCTCCTGCTCGTGTGTATGTTTCAAATGCTTATTTTATTAATAAAAAAGCAGCTATATCCAAACTATACGGTCAGGATTATGTAAGTCAACTTGAAAACCGCATTAAATCCGCTGCAGAAGTTTTCGGAATTAGCGAAGACCTTGAAGATTACGAGCAGTCTCAAAACGTTAAAGTCGCCGCAGATTATGAAGAGCAGTATATGGTCAATTTCCATATTGATGGTATGCCTGCTTCGATAAATCTTTATCCCGTCAAAACCGCCGGCGATCTTGCTGAATCGGCAGAGCATTTCTCTAAAAATATTAGCAATTTCCCATTTGAGGTTAGAGGCAAATCTGCTGAAAACTTTGTCAAAGCTGCCAGCGAGCTTGGCGTAGACGAACTTCCTGACTTGCTTTTAAAGTACGCAGGTATGTTCTACCCAGATCTCACCAACCTAGACCAGGAGCTCTGGCGCAGATCTACCAAACTAACTAAAGAAGCTCATCGAGAAATCTACAATAAAATTCGCGAAGACGTAGCCAATATGAGCGACGTAGCCGAAGTCATGAAGATTGCAGAAACATGTTTTAACATCGAAAACATGGAAGGTCTCTATGACAACACCAAGGTAGCGCAGATCCTTGGTGACCCTGTGGATATGATTTTTACAGAGCCTGTGACTAAAATTGCTAGTGCTCTTAACTATGTAGAAGTGCATGGAGACAAGTACAAGCTGGAAGACCTCACAAAGATCAGCAAAGATAAGTATGAAGAAGCATTTGGTGACTGCGGAATTGATCCAGCAGACCCAGAAAAAATCGCAGATATTCTCCCCACAATGCCCAGAAGCGATGTAAAGCTTCTTGAGGAAATTACGGGCTTGAGACCTATCTAATTAACAAACTTAAACAAACTAAAATTAAATAACAGCCCGCCAAGCTACAACTTGGCGGGTTTCTTTTATGTCAACATATACAGAAGAAGACGTACATGTAGAGTGGGTGCCTGGAGGCAAACACTATAAGAAAAGGCAAATCCTACCGTTACTTAATTCTCCTGAAGAGTTTTTCAATAACGCGCTAAGAGGAAATAAAGCTATAATTGTTAAAGCTTTCAATATAAGGAAAAGTAAATCCAGTATATCTCGATACACTATAAATCTAATTGTAGGATATAAGCAGGATTTTGAGTTTAAAGACCCCAAAATATTCATAAACTACTGGAGGTTGTGGCCATATGCTACTCCTCCAGAAGAGACTATGATTGCTTCTAGGTATCTGCCAGCACCATTCAGCAATATCCACGCAATTCTACCTTGCAGTAAATTTAGCCATGACGGACAGCCTGTATCAGAGTACCTTAGAGCACCTAGAGTAAGTTTATTTCCCAGATATGGTGAGGAGTACCTATATAATCTTGACGCGAGCATTAACTCAGATGATCTTGCTTGTTGGATGCCAATAGTTAATCTGGCTGTTCAGAAAGTTCACAAACAGTTTGTGGATGAGAACGGTGAGATTGTATAATAATTATATGAAAAATAAGAAAGAAATATTAAAAGATGAGAAAGCTCCTGTGTTGGTGCTGGTTGCATTAATTACCAAGAAATATGGTGTAGAGTGCTATCACTGGGAGCCTGAAGTTTTAAAAGCCGAAATATCTGAAGATTTTGGTGTACAGCTTACTGAATTGCAGTCAGACAAAATTCAGGCAGGTCTTGTCATCCTTACTTCAAATCTATACGAGACCAATGTATCTGTTTTTGAAACTGTAAACTACTTGTTAAATCATCAGCCTGATGTTCTAGATGAGTTTAATCCTCTAGAGCCGGAAGAACTGATTTGCGGACTTACCGAAGCCTATCTAATCAGGGCTGAAAAATTCGATTTTTCTCCAGAGGTTAGAGTTTATGCTGGTAAGATCTTTTATGATTATGGTATGCATAAGCCTCCCACATTATTTCCTGAGGCAATAATGCAAGAAACAGAGGGAGATGACACAGATAAGAATGAAGCTTTATCTGAGTTGTTTAACGAAAAAATTAAAATAACTAAAGACTATTTAGACAATGCACAGCTATAACGCACATCTTGCAGATATTTATGAGAAGCCTAACGCCAAAAGGTTAGAGCATCTGTATAACAAGCTTTTTGAAATCGTACCCACCACAGTCAGCTTTTCTGATAACTTTGAGATGGATTCCCTGAAAGCTATCGAAGAGCACTTTGATATCTTCACGAGCGATATAACAGTAGTAGGTTCTAGACTTGTAGAAGAAACCATATGGGTAGGCAAAGAGGGTAAGTATAAGGATATTCTGCTGCATTCCTCGTACAGGTCTCCAGATGGAGATCATCCTATGCTAGGTTCAGTATTTGGTAATAATATTAAAAAAGAAGAGATTGATAGCTTGCATGTAAGTGTTAGAGCTGCCTGTAGAGACAGAGAAGAGGCCAAGCTGTTATGCGATCTTTTGCTGCCGTTTAAACTGCAGCTTAAGAATAAGATCTACATGCTTACAGCTAGTTATGGAGAGCTCAGTCTGTCTCCGTTGCCCACAATGGATGTAAATGGCAATTTGGCTCTAAACTACGGTTCAGAGTTTGAAGCCTTCCACGAAAAAATCATGGATAGTCTTAAAACAAAAACATCCGGGCTGTACCTGTTCAGCGGGCCTCCAGGCACAGGCAAGTCATCTTATATCAAATATCTCACAACCTGTGATATTGGGCGTAAGATAGTGTACATTCCAGGAGGGATGATTGAGCAGCTCGTATCTCCCGAGATGGTTCCATTGCTAGTCGAGAACAAGAATATTATTCTAGTGATCGAGGATGCTGAGAAAGCTCTGATTTCCAGAGAAGTATCAGCAAACACAGACATGGTTCAGACTGTACTTAACCTTACATCAGGTTTCCTTGGTGATGCAGCCAATGTGTCGATCATAGCAACATTCAATACATCTAAGGATAATATTGATTCTGCACTATTGCGTAAAGGTAGGCTAAAGCTCAGTTATGAGTTTGATAAGCTTCCGCTAGCCGACACTATCAAACTGGCCGAATCCCTAGGATTAAATACCTCCAATATTAATGAAGGTATGACTCTTGCAGATATTTACCACATGGAAGAGCAGCCAGGATATGAGAAGCCGGAGGAAAAGCGCGTAGGCTTTTTCTAGTCTGCGTTAAAGTCAGGACCAGCGGATGAGCTGGGGCCAATTAGGCCGGCGTCGCCTGTAGCCATATAGGCGGCGCACACAGCAAATACCAGACTATGCATAGCATCATCCGGCTGTTTGGGATGATGGTCGTAGATCAATTCTTGTCCATAAAGACCATCCCTGACTTCGATGTACACGTTTAACAAGTCCTGCATGTACTCGCTCATGTCATCCCATTGAGGGAAAAGTATTCTGCCGGCCTTTAGCTGTCTAATAACTAATGATATTACGTCAGAACGATGTAATACCCATCTGTTTTGTCTCCAGTCATATGTACCAGGCTCAAAATGTTGAATAACTTTTGTTCTTCTGTACGCGGCTAGCTGAGACCTTTGAATGCTGGTAAGTTCGCAGAGCTTGATCCCCCTGATCGGGTCAGGTCCACTATCGGATACGCAGAAAGCATTAACACTGTTAGCTTTTTCAGCAATATCTTTAATGTGGGCCTCATAATCATAGCCTCTGTAAACCTTAGCAAAGAATACCTCGTATACACCATCATCTCGAACTGCTCCCATAGTAGCTACAGTTCGAGACTGGGACATGCTGACACCCCAGTCAACTCCCATAGTATACACACGATACCTGTTTTTGTTACGTTTAAGAATATTAAGTGTATCGTCTGACGACCCTACATACTGTTCTCCTAGCGTACATACTTTGATAAGCTCTTCCTGAGTAATGGGCTTAGAACCCACATCATAAGTTAATCCAAAAGTTTCATTCATGACCACCCGCAAGTCGTATCTTCCGCTATGCACTTTTTCGTATATTTCCTTCCACTCTTTAGGATCTTCGTTAAAGTGAGGCAGAAGCGGTTGAGCTAGGTGGTAACCTGTGAGCAGCGAGCTACCGGGATTCATGCTGACCCACTCTCCGTGGCGAGAATTCAGTACTTTATGGCATTTAGAACAACTAAATCCCTGAGGCTGAATCATCCCAAGAGGGTCGTTTCCTTCAGTCAATGAGTTCCAATGATTACAGCCTGCACACTTCATCATCCATTCTAACTGATTAGATGTCTTCCAGATTCTATGTATAGTATTCGTAGAATCCAAAGGCGTCCCCGCGAAAATTTCTCGCTTATAAGGGCTCATAGCCATCGTCTCTTGAATAATAGGAATTTGATCATATTGTATATCTTGAACTTCATCATACACCAGACAATCTATAGCAGGACCGCGAGTCCGAGTAGCATCATCACTTACATATCTAAATAAGACACTACTATGCGTATCATCCAATATTTTTTCGAAAACATCATTTTTAAACCAACCTTTAAGCAAAATATTTTTTATTTTTGGGCTGTCAAATCTAGGGGGTATATAGTTACTTGAAAAATACTTCGTAGTTAGTTCCTGAGGCCCAACGTACATCATTTTAAAGTAATTCCACCTGATCAGATTTAAGCAAATAAAATTGCTAATCAGCGTGGACTTCAATGTTTTACGACTACATTTTAAGATCAGCTTCTGAGGCATATGGTCGTATATATGCTTCAACATAGGGAAATCCTCCAATTTTTGGAGCCTCCCCTCATTATCATACAGGTAATTCTCGACAAAATGAGAAGGAGGAAGTACCGAAAACATCAGTTGTCGGGCGAGAAACGTAGATTTCGGATTTTTTTTCGAAAGCAGTTTCTCGATAGTTTCTTTAACACTATCATGGGCCATCATAGGAGAAGTAAAAATTATAATAAAAAATCAACAAAATATGCTGTTGCTGATTTATTTAGGTTCGTAGATACATCTGTAAACCTAGTTTTCAGTATCTTCAATACCGAAATAACAAGCAAGAATAAAAAACACTATAGGGTCTACAAAAGGAAATAGTTTATGCTATAATATTAGTATTATGAGCAGAACTATTAGAAAATACGCAATCCGCGATAGACGTAACAGGTATAAGCGTGCCGAAAAGTTAAAACTCGAAGACAAGTATTATACTGACGTAGCTAAATCTCATGACCGTAAAATCCGTAAAAAAGGGTTACCAGAAGACGAAATCGACGAACAGTCCAGTTAAAAAGAGAGGTAGACCCAAAGGGTCAAAAAATAAACCAAAGCAGCCGGCCGCTCCAGCGGAGTGCGCGGTAGTTAAAAAAAGAGGTCGCCCTAAAGGAGCGAAAAATAAACCTCGTGTTGAGCGCATTTGTGTCGAAGCAAAGCGCAAACCAATCAAAGCAGAAGAACCCAAGCCGGCCAAGCGGCCGGATGGCTACGAGCTGTTGCAAATGCTCGCGCAATGGTTGGAAAAGAAAATGCATCCCAACGAGATGCAATACTACAGAAGCCGAGCAACTAAACTTGGCTACTCTGTACAACAGGCAGTTATGTCGGACATCCTAGGTTTCTTTAATGTACAGGACCTAGAAATAAATAAACAAATCAAAAAAAACAACTTCATAGCCACTACCAATCATGAACTTAATGCAAAAAATTAAAAACTATCATAGTGCGGCCTACCCTGCACTATACGTAACGACTCACGAAGAAACCCGTTTCATGCAGGATCTGCTTTCGTACTGTAAAAAATACAACAGTCTCTGTGAAGAAAAAGATTTAACAGAAGAAAAAAAGCAGGAGAATCATCTTACCGTTAACATGTGGGACGCTCAAAATGGGCTTCAATTTAAATTTGGAATTCATGAAAAAGCTTACCCCGAAACCGCCGAGACTATTAACTTACTAAAAAGTATACAGAACTGCGATAATGGGAACACCATCTTTGTATTGAAAGATTTTCACCTGCATATAGACAAAGTGAAATCTGTTCGCATGCTTAGAAATGCCTGGAATAGGTTGAAGGGGCAAGGCAACATGATTATATTTGTAGGGTACAAGTATGCTCTTCCTCCAGAATTGGAGAAAGAAGTACAGGTGCTCGACTACTCCTTACCTGACGAGGCCTCCATTGCTGAGCGACTTGATTACGTTATTGCATCCGCAAATGGCGCCAGAAAAGCCAAAAACATGGCTGATCTTGAAATTACCGAGGAGATTAAAGAGAGCGCTGTGGAGGCTGCGAGAGGCATGACCCACTGCGAGGTCGAGAATGCGTTCTCTATGGCTTTTTGCTGCTCTAAGAAGTTTGATACTAAGTTTGTTGAAACTGTGTTTCAGGAAAAAATTGCCCAGTTAAAGAAGAGCGGGTTGTTAACCTATATGACTCCAGACATATCGTTTGATAATGTTGGTGGTCTTAACGGGCTAAAAACCTGGCTGACTACACGCAAGAAATCCTACAGCAAAGAGGCAAGAGCCTACAACCTACCATTACCTAAGGGCATGCTGCTGGCCAGCGTTCCCGGTACAGGCAAATCACTCATCTGCAAAGCTATTGCCAAAGAGTTTGATTGCCCCTTGTTTGCTCTAGATATTGGTAGTGTGTTTGATTCGCTGGTAGGCAACAGCGAGAAAAATATGCGTGAGATTATCAAGACTATCGAGAGTATCGGTAAGTGCGTAATTCTAATCGACGAGATCGAGAAGAGTCTTAGCAACAGTGCGGTATCTGGATCAGGAGACAGCGGTGTAAGCAGCCGCATCTTCGGCACATTCCTTACCTGGCTGAACGATAGAAACAACCCTGCGTTTATCGTGGCTACCACAAACAACCACACCCTGCTGCCAGCAGCGCTGATACGCAAGGGCAGGTTTGATCAACTTTTCTGGCTGGATTTGCCTACGTCAGAAGAGCGCAAAGAGATATTTAATGTGGTGATTAAGAAATACAAGAGAGATCCTAAAGACTTCGCAATTAAAACACTTGTGAATGGTTCAGAAGGATTCACTGGTGCCGAGATTGAGGAGGTATTCAAAGATGCCCTATACAAGGCGTTTGATGCTGGAGAAGAAATCAGCGACTCTCATGTCACTGACGTATTGTCAGAATTTATCCCATTCTCCGTTTCTCACGAAGAAGATCTCAAAGTGATGCGCAAACAAGCGCAAGGCAAGCTAGTCATGGTAACCAGCAAAGGAGATCCTATTGCTGATGTAGAGAAAAACATGCGTAAACTTAGTATCGCAATCGGTCACGAAGAGTAAACAAACAGAATAATAGCATTATGAATAACGAATATAAAATCACAGAAACACTTCAAAAGTACTACGATAAAGTCTTCCAAGACGGTAAACTCGTGAATATCCACATCGGCATGTGGGGCATGAGCTACAACCTTACAGAAGAAGACATCAAGCTGGACAATAAGCTTCCAGACACCATCAAGCTTGGCAAGAAAATGCTTATCAAGCCTGCGGTGTATAACAAGTTTAAGAATATGGAGCAGAAAATCAGGAAGTACTTATATAGTAATTCTTTTGATTTTCCTCTGGTGAGCCAGGCTCACTTTGTACCGAAAGTAAAATATCTGGAAGTACATAAAAAGCTGAACGAATACCGCCAAGAGTATATGCAGATGGTTGACGAGTTTATTGAAAAATATGATGATTATAAGAAAGAGGCTATCGAATATTATCAGCAGCACAAAGATACTGTGAATGTCGATGATCTCGAAAAGTACTATCCATCTAAAGCGAATGTAAAAAACAAGTTTTACTTGGACGTTGTATCTTTTGAGATTGCTCTTCCGGCCGAATTCTCTCAACTTAATCTCCAGGACGAGATTGTACGCGAAGAGAACAATCAGGCAGCAAAACAAAAGGCGCTTCTAACCTACAAACAGGAATACAACAACCAGATCAACACTCACATGAGTAAGATTAACTCCTTTGTGGGTGAAGTGACTGCAACCTTACGCTCAAAGGTGGCTGAGCACTGCTCTGTAGCGCTAACCAAGATTAGCAAAAAGGAGGTAGTCTCTGACAGCAACATCAAGACACTGCTCAGGCATATCCAAGATTTCAGAGAAATGAATTTCGTGGATGATAAGGCCGTCGAAGCCGAGCTAAGTAAAGTAGAAAAACTGCTTACCGGAGAACACGACTTCGAAAAAGATAAGAATGCGCTGGCCATGCTTCAGCAGCACCTGACCTCTGTAGTCAAGGAGGCGGCTTCCCTGACAGATCAGGCTAACATCTCTGGTGAGTACTTCCGCAAACTAAGCATATAATGTTTAATAATAATTCTAACGATGACCTGAAGGACCCTCCTGTTTATGACCTGCTAAATGTCAAATTCAGAGGGGACACATTCAATATTTTACTTCCATATTGCGAAGTCGCAAACGGGCAGATTATGTCGATAGACAATGGCGAGATAGTTATCTACGTACAAGATGACGGTAAGCAGGAAGACGTAAAAATGACTCATCTCGAGTTTGTAAAAGTGATTGAGAAAACATTTGATACCAAAGAAATAGTCAAACTATCCGTGCAGCCAGCAGGATCTTACGAAGAAATTGAAATACTATGAGTCATTGCGTAAATATTAAAACACAGCTCAAAAACATTGAGAATCTGCTAAACCAGTTTATTAAAGCTGGTTGGAGTATTGAGATGAACACCAAGTGTGTTTCCTACCCAGGAGATCCTAGGAAAGATGAAATCCATAAGTACGTAGCAAAAAACCCCAAAAATGGTGGGTTTGATGTGGGTATAGACCTGGATAATGAAGATAATGCTTATTTTGTTTGCGATTTTTGGGATAGATCTATAGAAAGTCAACTGGGCAAAGGCATGGCTAAAATTAAACAAGGCTATGCTCTTGACCAACTTAAACAAACACTGCAGGACGAAGACCTCGAATATCAGGTCGAAGAGCTTGCAACAGGAGAACTAGTAGTAACTGCCGAAAGATAAAAAATATGACACTGACCACAGAATCAAAGTTCGAATTAATCCACTCAAAGATAGCTAGGTCGCTAAAAGAGGCACTATTCAAAGAGTCGATTACTCCGGAGGGAGAAAAGCCTGTACGTATGGAGTTGCACGTCCCATACAATCAAATCAGGCCTGATGAAGAAACCGAGGATACCGCGACGGCTACTGTCACATACGTAGTCTGGTGTCCCAGCGAAAAAAAGCATACCGTAAACATCAAGTTTAACTATGATAAACACGGTAAGTTCATAAGAAACTCTATGGTTTATGTCTAAAAAAATAGTATTTAAAATTAGCAAAGATGGCGATGTGCTGGTTGATTCCGTGGAGGGCTACGGAAGCTCATGCCTCGAAGCGACTAAAATGATTGAGAAGGCTCTAGGTAAATCAGATGAAGGCACCAGGAGCTTCACAGAAGAATATAACGAACCGGTAGAGCAGGAGAATAGTGAGCATCTTCGCCACTAATGAAGACAGTCATATACGTAGATAAAAATGGTAACGTCAGCGGGCTGGCTGACGACGTGATCGACAGATTAAATTCGTTAGGTAAAAAGGAAGTAACCAGGGTATCTAACGTGGAGTTTGACCACACCACTCAAGTCTGGGTGGCCACAAATCTAGAGGGTACCGTAATCGCCACAAGCCCTATAAGGAGCGAGGTAATCGACATGGAACGAGATTACCTAAACAAAAAAATAGAAGAAAGCTTCGCAGCTTCCCTCTAAACCCACAACAACCCAACAGGTCCGATCCCTGTCGGGTTGCACATTTTTATATGCAAAGACTATTAATTGAAATATTGTACTGTGACCGCGCTAACATTAGAAACAAAGGCAAAGTAGCTGTGGTCGAGTTATCTTATGAAGATGGAATATACAAAGTGCTTACTCACGGGCTGCGGGCCGACCCACAAAAGCGTCAATTGAGAAAGCCTGTCAGTAAAATGCGCCTAGAGTCTGAGTATGAAGACAACGCCTCGACCATGTTTAAATCGATTCTAGCCGAGAAACAAAAGATAGGCTTTAGATTTTTGGCTGACGGAGAAAAGCTGAACGTGCCTTATTTTAACGAAATTTTTAAAGACACAGATCGTACGGAAAAAAACAAAAACACATTAAAAATAACCCAAACAAATCAAGTTGAAGAATTTAGAAAACTAGCAATATGAAAAAATCAGGAAGTAAATATTTTAAAAATATGCTTAAAAAAGCGAAAGTCAAAGGAGCTATTGATATCAACTACAACAAATACGAGGTATCACATCCCAAAATACAGGCCGAAATTCGCTACTCATTAAAAATTAACTCACAGAAATCTTTGGTATTCAGAAAGTCAACTATTCAAGAATTATGCGGTTTATAGCATT